GGCGGGGCGGGGTGCCGACGGCGCGCGCTGGGGGCTGGGTGGGGCCTGGCGGGCTGCGCCAGGGAGTGGCGAAAAAAAGCCGCCCGGGTGGGCGGCGAAGGTCCTACGGCAGGGAGTCTGTGGGCTACGTGGGGGGCAGCATCAAGGCGTCGTTGCGGCCGGTGCTGCTTGGGGGCGTGCTGCCGGCCAGGCTGTAGGCGTCGAAGGCGATGGCCTTTTCTCCCAGCCAGTCGTTGAGCTCGAGCATGCGCGCCTGCAGCGGAGCAATCTCGTTGCGGGCGAAGACCTCGGCGGCCTTGGCGGCGTCGCCGAATCCTGCGGTGTTGGTCGGCAGGATGCCCATGAGCTGGGGCGGCACGCGGTGCGCGGCGAGCATGTCGTCGCGGGTCACGCCCTTGATGTTGAAGAACTCGTCCTTGGCGGCGACCTCGGCCACCGGGATGAGCTGCATGCCGTCCTTCTTGCCGTTCGGGGCATACACGAAGAGGTTGCGGAAGTTGCCCGGGCCCTTCGAGGCCTTGAGCGCCTCGCGCAGCGCGTCGATGTCCTGCGGATCCTGCGCGGCGTCGGTCATGTACAGGATGAATCCCGCGTGGCTGCCGTTGAGGTAGTAGCGCCGGCGGAAGAGCGTGCTGCTTTCGTTGAGCCAGGCGGACTGCAGGGCGCTGAGGTACTCGGGCAGGCCGTACACCTCCTGATTCGGGTCCGGCTCGTACAGGTGGAACACCGCGCCGGGCTGGAACTCGTGCTCCTGCATGTAGCCGCGCACGAAGAAATACTTGTCCAGGCGCTCGGACGATCGGCGCGCGAACTTCGCCGGCACCGGATCCAGCTGAAGCAGCTTGCCCGACCGTGACCGCTTGCGCTCCAGGTACGCATTGCCGAACAGCAGGTAGTCCAGCGCGAACCGCGAGAAGGTCGCACGCGACAGTGCCGGATGCGGCCGGAAGGTGCTCGCCAACACGTTGCGCTTGAAGTACAGCGGCGAGCTGTGATGCACCGCCGCGCGGAAGCTGCGCGCCAGCGCCTCGAAGCTCACCGGCGGCTCGTACCACCGGCCCATGTTGGCCGCCTCGAGGTAATCGAGGATGTCGCGCCCATCGAGCACCGGCACCGGATCGCCGAAGGTGAAGGCCTGCGCACCTGGTGCGGCGGCCACGACCGCGCTGTCGGCGGCCTGGGTTGTCTGGTCCATCAGGAAATCTCCATGAAGCCGGTGTTGCCGGCCGTGACGCCCTCAAGGGGCTCGTTGAGTAGCGCGTGCATCGCGGCCCAGGCGATGTCGCCGTGGCTGGCATCCTCGCTGCGGCTCGCCTGGTAGGTGGCCTGGCGCCCGCTCGGCGTCATCGCCTTGCGGATCGCCATGAAGCTCGCCGGGATGTCGGTGTAGCCGGAATCCCACTCCAGTCGCCCCTTGCCGATCACGTCCAGGGCCTTGAGCACCATGCGCGTCTTCAGCTCGACGTTGTAGGAGTAGCTCACCGCATCCGGCCGGAACTGCTTCACCAGTTGGAACACCCCGATGCCCATGCCGGTGACGTCGATGCCGAGGAACGTGACGTTGAAGCGGCCGCACGTCTTCTTGATGAACTCCGCCTGCTCGGCGAAGTCCGCGCCCTTGAACTGGTGGCGCTCGAGGATGCGGAACTTCCCATCCGGCACCGCAGGCGGCGCCAGCACCACCAAGGCAGCGCTGTCGCCCGTGCTGCTCGGGTCATACCCCAGCCACACCGGGCGCGACCCGAACGGCCGCGGCATGAAGGGCTTCCAGTCCGTCCACAGCTCCCAGCTATCGACCCCGCAGCGCTGCAGCATCGCCAGGGGGAAGACGCTGTTGCCGTCATCCATGAACTGGCACATGAAGAGCTGCGCGAACTCGTCGGGGCTGTACTCCCGCTTGAGCTGCTCGATGTCGAACAGATCGCACCCGCTCGCCTGCGCGTCCTCGATGGTCACGATCTGGCGCCACTGGCCGTCCGCGCAATGCACGCCGCCGGCCAGCGCCTGGTGCGAGATATCTACCTGCACCCGGTCTGCCTTCGCCCGCCCCCGGTTGAACAGTGCTCCGGTCCAGAACGGATACGCCTCGTGCGAGATCGCCGACGGCGTGCTGAAGTACGTCTGCCGCCACCGCTTCTGCGACGCCATCCCAGACGCCACCTTGCGCAGCTCCTGGTAGCGCGGAATCCAGAACACCTCATCCACGTACAGGTTGCCGTGGTAGCTCTGCGCCGTGCGGCTGTTCGTGCCCAGGAAGATCAGCTCGGCGTCGTTGTGCAGCTTGATGTTCTCGCCGCGCAGCTCGACGTCGACCTCCTTGGCGAAGTCCATGATGTAGGACCGGAACTGGAACGCCTGCGACTTCGACGCGCTCAAGAAGATCTGATTGCGCCCCGTCTTCAGCGCATCCACCAGCGCCTCGCGCGCAAAGTAGAAGGTCGCCCCGATCTGGCGCGACTTCAGAATGTTGCGGATCCGCTCCGCCTCGCCGGCCGCGTACCAGGTGCGCTGGTAGCCGAACATCGAGTCATCGAAGCGCTTCGAAAGCTCTTCAACCTGATCTTCGCTGAAGAAGTTGCGCGTCGGCTTCTTCTTCGGCCCCGCGTTGCGGTTCGCCACGTTCGGATTCAGGTCCGCCTCGTTACCGCCGGCCTCATACCGCCGCACCCGCGCCATGCGTTCGATCTGGCGGCCGAGCAGGTCAAGCTCCTTGAAGTCGCGCCCATCCTTCGCCTCCTTCGCCACCAGCACCGCCCAGCGCAGCTCGAGCGCACTCTCCATCCGGGCCATCGTGTCCGCCGCGTCCCACTTCATCCGCGCCTTCCAGTTGCGCACGCTGTGGTAGGGAACGGACAGGTGCTCCGCGATCGCCGTCAGCGACCAGCCCTGCCAATACAGCGCCCGCGCACGTCGGCGCGGGTCGATATCGGCAGCAGAGAAAGTAGGCGGCGCCAGCGCCGGGCGGGCTGGCAAATCGGCTGTGATTGCAGTCATGGCCGCAACACTGCCCGCCGCGCGCGCGCGGAAGTTGCCAGGATTGTTCTACGCGCGCTCGCGCGAAAACCGCGCGCCATTGGGGCGCATGCCACGCGCGTCGATCATGGCCGCAACTCACCCCCGAGGCCAGGCCCTACATGGCAAAGAGCAAGTTTTTCCGCGTCGGTACCGAAGGCGACACCACCGACGGCCGCAAGATCGAGCGTAGCTGGATCCAGCAGATGGCGGACCACTTCAACCGCGACCTGTACGGCGCCCGCGTCTGGCTCGAACACCTGCGCGGCCTCTACCCCGACAGCACATTCCGCGCCTACGGCGACGTCATCGCCCTCGAGGCCCGCGAAGTCGAAGACGGCAAGCTCGCCCTCTACGCCCAAATCGACCCCACCGACGACCTGGTCGCCATGAACAAGGCCCGCCAGAAGCTCTACACGTCCATGGAAGTCGACACCAACTTCGCCCGCCGCGGTCACGCCTACCTCATCGGCCTGGCCGTCACCGACACCCCCGCCAGCCTCGGCACCGAGATGCTCGCATTCTCGGCCGCCAACCCCGACGCATCCCCACTCAAGGCCCGCAAAGTCTCCCCGGACAACATCTTCACGGCCGCCACCCCCACCACCATCGAGTTCGAGGAAACCATGAACACGAACACCCCCGAGACCAAGCCCGCGGCCACCAACACCCCGCCGGCCGAAGACAAGACCCTGCTCTCCCGCATCAAGGAACTCCTCGGCGCCAAGCCCGAGACCCCGCCGGCCCCGGCAGCCCCCCAGTTCAGCGCCGACGACATCGCCGGCAGCTTCACCGCCCTCGCCGAAGCCAACGCCAAGCAAGCTACCGACTTCGCCGCCGCCCGCACCGAAGACGCCGCCACGATCAAGACCCTGCAAGACCAGGTCACCGCCCTGTCCGCCGCCCTCGAAGAAGTCTCCAAGGCCTTCGACGCCTTCCGCGCCCAGCTCGACGCCGAACCCGCCCCCGGCACCCAGCGCCCGGCCGCCACCGGCGGCGACGGCAAAGTCATCACCGACTGCTGACCCACCCAACGCACGCACCCCTGGAGAGCCCCAATGCGCAACGAAACCCGCCGTGCTTTCAACGGCTACCTGGCACAGATCGCCACGCTGAATGGCGTCGATTCGGCCACCGAAAAATTCACCGTCTCCCCGTCGGTACAGCAGACCCTGGAGAGCAAGATTCAGGAGTCCAGCGAGTTCCTGGGCCGGATCAACATGATCGGCGTCTCGGAGCAGATGGGCGACAAGATCGGTCTCGGCGTCTCCGGCCCGATCGCCAGCACGACCAACACCGCCACCACCGACCGCAGCACGCGCGACGTCGCCGTGATGGATCAGCAGGGCTATGTCTGCACCCAGACCAACTTCGACACGCACCTCACCTACGCGAAGATCGACGTCTGGGCCAAGTTTCCCGACTTCCAGACCCGGATCCGCGACGCCATCCTGCGCCGCCAGGCGCTGGACCGGATCATGATCGGCCTGAACGGTACTTCGCGCGCGGCCACCAGCGACCTGGCCACCAACCCGCTCCTGCAGGACGTGAATATCGGCTGGCTGCAGAAATATCGCACCCACGCGGCCGACCGCGTGCTGGCCGAAGGCGCGGCACCGGGCGCCGTCGCGGTCGGCGAAGGCGGCGACTACGAGAACCTGGACGCCCTGGTCTTCGATGCGATCAACAACATGATCCAGCCGTGGTATCAGGAGGACGCCGGCCTGGTGGCGATCATGTCGCGCGAACTGCTGGCCGACAAATACTTCCCGCTGGTCAATACCAAGCAGGCCCCGAGCGAGCAGCTCGCAGCCGACATGGTCATCAGCCAGAAGCGCGTCGGCGGCATCCAGGCGGTGCGCGTGCCATTCATGCCGGCGGGCACGATCATGATCACTAGCCTCGAAAACTTGTCGATCTACTGGCAGGAAGGCACCCGCCGCCGCACCGTCGTGGAAAACGCCAAGCGCGACCGCATCGAGAACTACGAGTCCAACAACGAAGCCTACGTCGTCGAAGACTACGGCTTTGGCTGCGTTATCGAGAACATCACCGTCAGCTGACCGGTGGCATCGTGAAGCGGGCCCGGCGCCGTGCCGGGCCCGCCATCAGCAGGAGCCAACATGCCGACAATCTCCCCTGCCCGCGCGCATCGCATGCGCCACATTGCCGCCGCCCGCGCGGCATCTGCGCTTGATGAGGCGGTCAATCCGTCGCTCGCCAACGGCTACGAGCTCATGCTTGCCCAGCTGGCCGAGCACCGCCGCCAGCTCAAGCAGATCCAGTCGGTCGAGCGCAAGATCGAGCGCAAGCGCAAGCTCATCCCCGAATACGCGCCCTACATCTCCGGCGCCCTTGAAGCCGATCGCGGCGGACAGGACGATGTACTCGCCACGCTGCTTGTATGGCACATCGACTGCGGACAGCTCGCCGCTGCCGTCCCGCTTGCCTCCTACTGTCTCGAGCACGGCCTGGTCATGCCCGACCACTACGAGCGCAGCCTCGCCACGCTCGTCGCCGAGGAATCCGCCGAGCTGGCGCTGAAGCAGATCGCGGCCGGCGAAGCCCCGGACGTCCGAGCACTGCACAGCATCCAAGCCATGACCACCGGCCACGACATGCCCGACGAGGTGCGCGCCAAGCTGCACAAGGCGATCGGCTACGCGCTGCGCGAATCCGAGCCTGGCGCCGCCCTCTACGAGCTCACCCGCGCCTTCCAGCTCAACAGCAAGGCTGGCGTCAAGAAAGACATCGAGCGCCTCGAGCGCGAGCTCAAGAAGGCATCCCCCGGCAAAGACTTCACGGTCATTCACAAGGGCGCCGACTTCGACGTCATCCCCAACACCGCCGGCGACGCCCCCGCCGCCGGCTAGCCGAGCGTACCCCGCAGCCTGGCGGCGGGCGTGGGCCAAGGGGCTGAATCCTCCCCCGCAACCCACGCCCCCACCGCCACCTCGAGGAAACCATGAGCTTCATCGCCGTCTCCGTCCCGCCCGCTGCACCCGCCGTCGCCGTCATCGAGAACGACGGCTTCTTCCCCGACCTCGACCCCTCTGCGGCACGCGCCCGCATGCGCATCGACGGCACCGTGACCACCGAGCGCCTGGTCGCGGCGCTCACCGAGGCCGCCGCATCGGTGAATGGGCAGCTCGCGGCCTGGAAGCAATCGCGACTGGAAGCCGGCGCCTGGATGCTAGAGGACGTGCAAGCCGACACCGTCGGCGGCGTCAGCATCCTGGTGCAGCGGTATCACCGCGCCGTCGAGTGCTATGCCGCGGCGTCGCTGATCGAGCGCCACCGCAGCTTCGACGCGACCAACGACGGCCACCAATACGCAGACAAGCTGGAGTCGCCCATTGACGACCTTCGCCGAGATGCTCGATGGGCGATCAGCGACATCCTGGGCGTTTCCCGCTCCACCATCGAGCTCATCTGATGCTACCGACCTGCCGCATCCACTGCGCCGTCCATGACAACGACGGATCCCCCGTCCGGGGCGCTACCATCACCGCCCGCCTGAACCGGTTCGAGGTCTTCGAGGGCTACGTTGTCCCCGACCTGGAAACCGCCACCACCGACGAGGCGGGCGCCGCAGTGCTCGCCCTGTGGCCCAACGCGCTCGGCGCCACGGCCTCGGCCTACGACGTGCGGATCCTCGCGCCGAACGGGAAAACCCTGCGCCTGGTGGCGACCGTGCCGAACGTGGCAGACGCCAACCTGCACGAGATCGCCGGATTGCCGCCGTATGAGGGCAAGTCGGACGGACAGCTGATCATCGACGCGGCCGTGGCGGCCGTGGCCCCCGCTGTGGCAGCCAAGATCGCCGCCGAGGCCGCGCAGGCGGCTGCCGAGGCTGCCCAAGCGAGCGCGACCGCCGACGCCATTCAGGCCTCCGCCGACCGCGACCAGACCGGAAAAGACCGCGTAGCCACGGGCGCAGATCGAGCCCAGACAGGATTCGATCGCGCTGCAACGGCCACCGATCGCCTACAGACGGGGCTGGACCGACAAGCGACACAGGCGGATGCCAACGCCACGGCGGCTGACCGCGTGCAGACCGGCCTAGATCGTGTCGCCACCGCAGCCGACCTAGCACAGACGACGCTCGACAGGCAGGCCACCGCTGCGGACAGAGTGCAGACCGGCGCCGACGTGGCGCTCACTGGCCTCGACGCCGAGGCCACGGCGGCAGACCGCGAGCAAACTGGCTTTGATCGCACTGCGACCGCCGCGGACCGTGTTCAGACCGGCCAGGATCGCGCCGCTACCGCTGCTGACCGCGCCCAGACTGGACAGGATCGCACCCAAACTGGTCTCGACCGCATCGCCACCGCCGAGAATCGCGTACAGACCGGGCTGGATGCTGCGACCGCGACCGATCAGGCCGGCATCGCAACCGCGCAGGCCGGCATCGCTGCACAAGCAGCGCAGGACGCCGACGCGGATCGCATCGCAACGGACGGGCATCGCATCGCGGCAGAAAGTGCCGCTGCGACGGCGACAGGCGCGGCGACGACGGCGACAGCCAAGGCCGGCGAAGCCTCTACCAGCGCCACGTCCGCGCAGTCCGCGCTTCAAGACATTCTCGCCCTCGGGGGCTTTAACTTCGACTGCGGCACTGCGACCAGCCAGTACGGCGGCGCCGTGCCGTTCAACGCAGGAGGCGCCCTCTGATGGCGATCAAGATCCAGCTTCGCAATGACACTGCCGCCGCCTGGAGCGCGGCCAACCCGGTGCTGATGCGCGGGGAGGTGGGTATTGATCGCGACACCGGCCGGCTCAAGATTGGTGACGGCGTGACGGCGTGGAATGCGCTGCCGTTCGCGCTGACCGGA